GCTGGTTCATTGTATGAACTTAGGTCGGTTGTCCGATTGTCAACGATAAGGATTTTCTTCTCGGTAACTTCGTCAACGTCAACCCAAACAACTCCAATGTTGCGCCACTTGAGTTTCTTCGCCGCTAAGAAAGTGTGGTTCCCAGCGAGAATTAAATTGTTTCGCTTATTAACCACGATTGGCTTGTACTGCCCGTGATGGTTTAATGAATCGGCAATTTTATCCACGTCACCCCGTCTAGCATTTTCGGGATGGGGAAATAGAAGTATCATCGGGACTACTTCAGTATCGGTTAGCCGTATGTTGGCTCCCATTAAATTTACTCCATGTTTTGTAATGCGTAAGCGGTCTTAATCAATGTCTCAGCACCCGCTGAATTTCCATCAATAAGTTCTGCTTCTGCTTTATGGCGTAACCAATTGGCAAACCATTCGATTGCTACTTGTGCAACGTCTTCTTCTGCTTGAGTGATTTCATCTCGGCACGCTAGTGCTCGGACTAGGCTCATTGTTGTCGCTGTCATTTACTTCTCCTTTTTAGAAGTTTTCTTACGAACTTTTTTCTTCGGTGTTACATTGGAATCTTTAAGCACCTTGTAAATGCTTTGGTATGTAGTTCCCATGTATTTCGCTATCTCGCTATAGGTAACTCCTGATTCGCGCAAGTAAATAATGGCGGATAGGCGTCTTTCCTGTAGTTCCTTGATTTTGTTTTTGTTTTCATTCATCAGTGTTGTCAGTACACGGACTTCTTCAAGTGAAGATTGCAAGTCAGTGTCTTTATTAGGCACGATTATCATTTTGGTGTTCCTGTTATGTGTAGGGTTAAGGCGTTCTCTGCTCTTACGGGTTGTAGAAATGTTATTGCTGTTAGGAACTCTGGGGAATCATCCTGCATAACTCCCGCGTCCACTAATCCGTCTATCGCCGCTTTGACTGCTGGGTTACAGGCAGACACATCTTGCAACCGACCACCCTTTTGGTGTGGTTGTGCGGTAATAGTTACATCAATGAGCATGGGGATTCTCTGCTGTAGTGCTAAAAACTTGAAAGCGGTTCTCCAAGTCTTTACCAGTTCTGCCCGTTGCCACCGATTACCAGCGCGTTCAGCATTGGTAGTCCACGGTTTTTGAGAAAGGCATAAGGTGTAACTTACGCTTTCCTGCTTATCAGGCATAAACTTTAGTTTAACAACCTAGGTTGATTCTGGCAATTTAGAATTCTGGCGTGTCGTTTAACTCAATTTGGTTTAAATAACGGGCTGGAAGTTCCCAAGAACCCCATTTGGTTAAGTTACCTCGTTCTTTTATTTCCTTTCCAGTAGCCCAACCAAGAACTCTGTATGGTTCTGAAATCCAACCATTATCAGGATTTCTTTTAAACTTACGCAACAAGCCATCAATTAATAAAAAATAAGCAGATGATTCGTCATCGTATTTTGAAAGCCTTAAATTTCTATTTTGAAATGAATAGCGAATTTCATAATTTCCAACGTCTTTTTCGCTTTTAAATTTATTAATGTGTGGCACAAAATCATCAAGACCGCACATACGCGCAAAAGCCAATTCTGCTCCAGCCGCTATGGAATGTTGCCAGATTTCCCAAACGTCACCTTCGCTATAATTTCTGTTCTTATCTGGTCTTGCTAAATAAGGAAGTTGTCTTTGATAACCAACTTTTGCAACTATCGCTTCTTCTTGTGGGGATAAAGAATAAGAAGAAAATTTAAGTTTTATCACGAAATGGGTCTCCCTTCAAGGCGTTTATGGTTGAGCAGGGGTATTGCTCTCCGCATTTACGGCAGGGATTGTCTTCTCTGCTCATTGGGTACAACGGGCTGTGAAGCATACGGACTCGATTTACGCTGTCCCAAAGTCTGTCAATGGTTTTGTCCTTGGAATCTAATTGGAACTTCCAGTTGACACTCATCTTTTAACCAATGAGAGGTGTTTTGCTCCCGTAATCTTTGCAATCTTTTTCTTTGCAAACACTTGCTTAGGCTTTTCAACCTCAAGCGCATCAAGCAACTCATGGATGTCAACCTTTAGCGCATTGCATAGAACTGGAATCATGTCCACACTTGGACGGGTTTCAAAAGAGAAATACCTGTGTAGGTTTCCTCTGTTGATTCCGCATCTTTGAGCAACTTGTTCATAAGTTGTCCAACCATTGTCTTCCATGTGGGCGCGTAACCATTCTGTGCCCGTTAATTTCTTTGCCATTATTTTCTCCCTTGGGGTTTGTTTACAGACTTAATTTTTTGGTTTCAAAACCACTTGCTATTTTTGCTGAGATGTCAAAACAATCTCTGATAATTGCCAACTTATCTGGCGACCAAGAAATAGATTCCGACAAGATGTCTTGTTGAACTCTGTAAATCTCGGTCACAATACTTTGGCGTAATTGGTATTCATCTGTTTTTTTCTTAAACATTGTCTAACCACTCCTTAGTTCCATCTTCTTTAATTAAAAATCTTGATTCTTTAGGTGTAACAACTGGAATTTCTTCAGGCTTGAATCCGCGCTTGACAAGGTATCCGTCTAGATACGCTCGCTCTCGATAACTCTCAATCCACCCATGGCAACCTGATGTCCCTGTGCCACACAAAAGCAATAGATTCTGGGGCTGGTTAATCTCCTTCTTGCGACTTCCGCCCATTCCTCTTGGAGTTCGGTGATGAACGCTCATTGGCTCTTGAACTGACCCACATCGCTCACAAGCAAAGTACGCTCGTGTTAGTACCTGCAATCTGGTGTAGGAATTCACTCCCTCGGACTTAGACACTCTTTTCCTCGCTTATTTGTTGTAGGGCTTGACGCATTTTTAGGTAAATTTCGGTTGGCGGTACAGATTCACGGTTGCCCAACTGTAGAACGCTGTTTCTAGCGTGTAAATCGGCTCTGTAAGCCCTCCAAGGGTCGTTTATGTGGACGGGCATCAACGGCTTGTCAGAACGGCTGTAATGACGTCCTACGGCTTCTAGAGCGAACTCATAAGTTACCTCTGGAATCAAGGCTAATTGCCATGCCATAATTCTAGGCTCGTCAACTGTGACCCAATCATCCAGTGACTTGGCAATTGTGAGAATCTTGGCTATTTCACTCTTCTTCACTGGTCAACTCCAATACTTCATAGGCGCTCTGTTGATTTTCTTCGGCTTCAAACTGTTGGATTAAATCTAATCCTTCGTTTATGTTTGTCAATCGCTTTGACTTATTTCCTGTACGGGTTCCACTTGCTTTTATCCAAGCGTAAGACGCATCTAATCTTGAGTGACCATCTTCAGCGCATTTTTGGGCTGAACTCAAAAGTGTTTCGGGGTCAGCCCCACTTGCCAGTAACTTTTTGGCTTCACGAGAGATAATCCCCATTTGAGTTTTTAAGGGTTCTTCTTGGTGCAATTCGCGCCATGTGTCTATGTATCTGGCAAGAACCGTTTGGGCAGTTACAACCGCAGGTTGTAATATCTTTTCTTTATAGTCTTTATTATTAGTATTTCTTATAGTGCCTGACTCACCGACAGTCGGTTCACCGACTACTGGTTCACCGATGACTGGAAATCCGCTGTCGGTTGGAAATGGCTCATCATAGACATACCAATTTGTAATCCAATGACCACTTTCTTCTTGTCGCTTTTCTCGCACTAGGTAGCCAAATGCTTCTAATTCTTTTAGGGCAACTCGGATAGCATCACGACCCTCAGTAGCGTCACGAGACAGGGATTCCGCGCTTGTCCTCCAGTCGTCTACATGAGACAGGATTGAAGACAAGATACCTCTTGCCCTGTATGACAAACGCTTGTCGCGTAATACTTCATTTCTGAGGGTCGTGAAGTTTTGATTTGGGCGTTTTGCCCTAATGATAGCCATGGTTTTATCCTTCGAGTTCGGTAAATCGCTTTGTGTATACAACACGAAGAGACTTCTTTTCCTCCTCAGAGAAATTGAACTCAGATACTTTTTGGGCTAGTAATGTTAAGGATTCTTTAGTGTCGGCTTCAAGGAGTCCAGCGTGCAACGTGTTGTAATCGTCCAATGTAGCAGATGGCTTTGGCGTTGAGCGCTCGTATGAACTGGCGTCTGGGTCAGGCTCATTGGTTGGAAGGGCTAGTGACTGGAGCAGGGCTGTACGGAAAGCAACTGACATTGCCTTAGAAATAGCCTTATCGCCAGAATCCATTGCTTCGGCTAAAACTACGGCTTCAACATAGTCACCGTTTTGACCAATGAACTTGTAAAGAACCTTGAGAGTAACGTGACTCATTGGTGTGCGATTCTTACCAATTTCAACTGATGCGTATTCGTGCTCCAAGACATTCGGTACAACAATGACTTGGTGCTTCCGAAGGGCTGGGGCAACTGCGTTTACAACTGCGTCAATGCCACGGAAACTAAATCCTTGTGCAGAATTTCGGTCTTTCTTTCCTACGGATTGAACATCTTCCATTACGTTGGCAAGAGCCTGAATAATGCTTGGGGCTTTTGTTTCGGTTGGAACGATTACTTCGATTGGGGTTTCTGACATGGGATGTCCTATTCTGGTTGGTCTGACGTGTAAGTGTCTACGGAAAAATTAATTGATTCTGGTGCAATGGTTACGCCTTCAACAATTTCACCTGTTGCAACGTGTACGGCTTTATCTCCTGAGATTTCTAATACGGTTTTGAAATCTGAGACTGCTGGTTCTTTCTTGACACGAACTAAGTCTCCAAGGTTGTTAGTTTCAGCCCACTTGATAAATAGTTCAACATCTTCAACTTTGATTTTGGCATTTGTAATGCGCGACTTGACTACTCCATGTGGCAACTGAATAGACTTTCTGCCAGATTCAGCCCGTTGAGAGCGTGCGTAGTCGGTTAAAATCGCCGTAAAGTAATCAGCGCTTTGCTGTGGCTTGGCGTTTACTTTTTCTAACCATTGGTCAATGCGAGCCTTTTCAGCGTCAGCAATGTTGTGGTTTGTTTGAATCTGTTCGTTTTGAACTGCTAATTTACGCATAGCCCATACAGCGCCAGCGTCATCAATAATACGAAAAGATTCTTTTAACTCTTCGTGTTCTTCTATCTCAAAATCATTTATAGATAAATCATCCATAATTTATTTCTCCCTTCGTTAGTTACAAAAGTACACCCTTGGTTTAGATGTGTCAACTCGCCTTGTAATGTAATGCTTTCAATGAAAAACTAACAGTCAGCACTGACATCTTTTAGTGCGAGAGCGAGTTGGTAAGGGGTTCCCAACTTGCTCGGCTGGGGCGAGCCGAGTCCACTCCCTTCACGGCTCGCCCTCAGTCTAATCCCTAGCGACCATTATTTGCAACAGGTTCAAAATAACTTTAACTTCTCCAGAGGTTTCACGGGATTGGCGGTCTAAGTCATTGACTTTATCCGCAAGGCTTGACCCGCCGTTGGGCCATAACTGATGCTCAACTCTGCCCATGCGGTCACTGATTGTACGATTTTCTTGGTCTAACCCAATCGAGTTATCTATGCGTTTAGCAATACGATAAATAGATACAAAACCGCCAATAAGAACAAGAATAGCGCCCATAGTGGCGCCGACCATTTGAATGATGTCCATTTTTCCCCAAAACCGAAGTTATGTAACAGGATAAACGACACACCGTACAAAACGTACTTGGCTTAATCGTATGTCTTTATTTCTCGCCAAAAAGTTTTGTAGCGGTTTCCAAATTTTCTTTCACCTTTTGAAAATTCTGCTAACCCAGTTCCGCTATCATCCATAAGAATACTTGATTTCCAATCATCTCTTTTAAAAGGTATGGCTTGAATAATTGGAGTATTTTCTGGAATTATTCCAACAAAATCTTTTTTTACTAAAAATGGAAAGTTAACTGGAACTGGATGTCTGTCAGTATCTACAACAGCAGACAGGCAAAAAAATGGCAAATCGTAATGATGAAAAGGCATAGTAAATAAAGTTGAATATCCTTTTGGTGTTTTAATTGTCCAAGGATTTATGAATTTAAAAGCAGTTTTTGTATGCCAAATGTTTTCATCAAAAGGAATTGCGTCAAATTGTGCTCTATCGTGAAATTCAATTGCTTTAAAATCGTTTAAAGGCCAACCAAATTCTTTAAGAATTCCTTTATCGGACACGTTTAATTCGCAAATAGTTGAAAGTATGTATCCTGAACTCATAACGTCAAAAACTGGCATACATTTTTTGATGGTTCCATTGTAAGTTCCATTTTTTTGAATTACTCTTTTTCCCTCAGTGTAACTTGTTTGATTTGCGTACCAGTTAGGAAGCATTTCGCTTGCAGGTACAGGGGGTTTAAATCTATAAGAATTAGTTACAGACGAAGATATAAATTCAATTTTTAAGGGTTTTTTCATGTCTTTACTCTAACTGATTATGTTTTAATAATGTAGTTCAATGCCATATAAGGCTGTAAATTACCAGAAGTAGTACCGCCTGATTGAGCAGTTTGAGTTGCAGAGTTCCCTGTAAAGTTATCTAAATCAACATCGTGGGTGTGACCAACGGACGCCCCACCTGTATTAGTTCCGTAGCCTTGGGTACTCTTTGCGTTTGTTGTAAATCCGTGAGAGTGGTCAACGCTTGCTCCGCCAGTACCGTAGTTTTGAGTTCCCTGAGCGCCAGCGCCAGATGAGTCATAACGTGCCGCGCCGTCACCAGTGGAGTCGGTAGTTTCAGTAAATGAGAATCCGTGAGAGTGGTCAGCGCTATGTCCACCAGTTCCACCAGAGTGAACGTGGTCATCTCCGTGGCTGTGGTCAACGCTTTGACCGCCTGAAGTTTTTGCTGGGTGATTGTGCTCTATTGAGTGAAAGTGAGTTCCGTGGTCGTGTGTTGCGACACTTGCTTTGCTACCACCAGTTTCGCCAAGAGCATCGAACTCGGTCTGAGCAGAATCAACACCAACAACAACTCTTCCTTTTAGGTTAGGAATGTTAAATGTTGTAGTTCCGTTTCCAGCGCCATAAGTTGTTCCAAGTCCAGCAAAAAGTTCAGAGTAGGTAGTTCTACTAATTGCTTGACCGTCACAAATTAACCAGCCAAATGGTGAACTGGCAAAAGCAGTTATTACAATTGTGCCCGAAGGAATCGGGTCAGCGGGAGGACCTGAAAATGAATTCCATGTACTCGTTGCTGAATCGTAAACATACGCTGGATGAACTGGCACGTTTTATCCAACTTGAGCGCAGGAATGTCTTGCTGTTCCATGCAAAGAACCAGCAATAACTAAATCTGTTTCTTGTTTTCCAACAATAGTTGTGGATGAGTAAGCATTAATTGTTACTTCAGCATCACAAATTGGGCAAAGAACAGTTATTTCAACTGTAGTTGGAGAGGGAATGTATCCTTGTAAAATAACAGGATTTTCTTCTGGAGTGGGTTCTGTCATAAAATCACCTAAATCCTAATAATGTAATTTAATACAATGTACGGGTTTATTTTATTGTAACTATTGCTCGTTTTAGTATTGTCTCTAATAATCACAGCGATTGTGTCTAAATTTTAATAAAAATAGGAAAATCCATTATTTTTTAATTTCCAAAAAAGGAACTTCTTGTGTGTTTTGCTCAACTTCATCACTAACTGGAATGTCAATCAAAACCCATTTATTATCAATAAATGCCTGAATTTTTCCATCTTGCGTTTCAATTGGCTCAAATTCTGTTGAGTGTGCTGGTAATAACCACACATCTGGCTCTAACGGTGATTCATCCGCAAAACCAGTTCCAATAAAAATTTTACTCATAGAGTCATAATGATATATTTTCATAATTTTCCTAATATTTAATGCAGGTTAGTAGGGCAAAATTTCTTGGACGCACTTCCTCGCCATTAAAACGTCCACCTAGCGCCGCCGCAGGTGCGGCCCAATACCCAATAAACAAGTTACCTTGATTGTAACCCGTATCTTTAATAGTAATTTCCGAGTGTGTATACGAATAGGTTGCTGTACCCGTATTAAGTAAAGTAATGCCTTTCCACTCCATACCCTGAGCAGTACCAAATCCACGAGCACTATCAGCGCCTCGCCCATCGTCCCAAGACCTAATAAACTCACCGCGTAAATCAGGAATAGAAAATGTAGTTGAACCATTTCCAGCACCATAAGTTGTACCAATCATAGCAAACAATGCGGCATATGTAGTTCTAGAAATTACAGCACCATTGGCTTTTAGCCAACCAGTCGGTGCAGTATTTTTAGCAAAAGTCATTACAACACCTGCTGGAGTAATTTCGCTGTCAACGTATGTTTTTACGTTTGCAGTATCTCGTGCTCTACTCATTTTAATTCCTTAAAAAACATTATTCTACAAGCCATTATAGTTCTGCACTTGCTTCTACCCAAGACGCACTTGTTGTTGTGCTTGCCGCTAAAACGTGGGGACGAAATGCTGTTCCAGTTCCAGCATGAGTAATAGAGACTCTGCCAGTAGTTGTGCTGTTGTAAATTTGAGATGCGATTGACACGCTTCCAAGATTGTAGGTAACTGAGTCTGTTAAAACTAAGTTACCCGAACTTATTGCCATCGTTGGAATAGCCCGCATTTGAACTGGAAAATAAAACTCTATAAAACTACTTGTTCCAGTAGTGCATACGCCAGAACCAAATACTGCACCTGCTGAGGCAGTACCTTCCGCAGTTTTACGCCAGTAATACCTTTGACACAGTGCTAGTTCTGTACCAATAGGACGTTGTTCAAACGGAGTGGCTATAGTTCCTTTTTCTACTTGTACTCCCCAAATGTCAAAAGTATTTGTTTGAATACCAAGCGAGTTAGTGCGTGCGTTAAAATCAGAGCCAGCAGAAACCCAAAGAAATAAAGAAATAAAACTATTGGCTCCAATAGTTTTTCCAGAAACACTTGGAACTGTAATTGTTGCTGTGTATCTAGCCCATGAAGTTGACAAAGTAACTTGGTTTACATAAGTAGTTACACGCGCTGAACCACCAGTACCAAATTGTTGGTCTAACTCAACAGCAATTTTAGGTGTTCCAGAGTTAGCCTTAGCCCAAAATGAAATTACAATTGCTTGATTTGCAAAAGTTCGAACATCTTCAATAGGTTGTAATAAAATTGAGTTAACGGCAGAAGTAGTTTGCCCAGTAGTAACTACTCTTGCGTGATTAATTGGTTCGTGTCCAGAAATTGCATTTCCAACAGTAAAAGCCACGGGAGAGTATGTTGTTGTTCCATTTCCACCAACGCCAACTCTCCATCTATCAAATCCAAAAGCACCGTCAGTAGTAGCGCTGGTAAATCCTCGTTGGTTAATTTTAAAGTCACCATTAATAATGGCATTACGGAAACCACTAATAGGCATTGTTGTCATGTTAGGAAAAATTGCATTGGCTTCTGCTTTTGAGTAAGCGTCTGCAAGGCTAAATGCAGATAAGGCAATAATTTCTACAATATCTCCTGCACTTAAAGCAGTAAGACCAGTAATAGTTGTACCGTTTGTCGCTACATAGTCAACTCCACGAGCAAGCAAAACACCGTTTAAATAAAGTTGTTCAAAGTTAATTGTGTAAGAAAGAGCAACGGCATTATTATCATTTCCAGATAATGAGGTTTCTCCACCTGAAGCAGTTTTTGTCCAGCGCAAAATAGAAACAGATGAAGTTGTGTCTGTCCATGTAGTGCCAGTGTAAACACGCATTAAGTTAGAAGTTGTGTTGAAGTAAAGCGCTCCAGCAAGTAACGCATCACCGTCATTGTCTAAAGTAGGGTTTGTGCTTTTAGCGCCTAAGTAACGGTCATCTAGTGAATCAAATGAAGCCGCCGCGCTTACAGCAGATGCGCTCGCTGAAGTAGCCGAACTTGAAGCGGAACTGGCGCTACCAGCGGCCGCAGTTGCGCTTGACGCTGACGCTGTGGCGCTTGAAGCAGAGTTCGTGGCGCTTGTAGAAGACGCGGATGCGCTAGATGCAGAGTTTGTGGCACTGGTAGCCGATGCGGTAGCGCTTGTAGAAGACGCAGATGCGCTAGATGCGGATGCGGTAGCACTAGCGGAAGACGCTGTTGCGTAAGATTGCGCGTCTCCCGCCCAATCTTCGGCTGTTGTAATAACAGCGTCACTATCAATCCAAATTTGACCGTGAACTGGACTGGACGGAGCATTTGGGACAAACGAACCAAGAAGAGAACCATTGTCACCTTTTGGAATTGTAAAATCAAAGACCGCCGCACCTGAAGTACCAGTATTTGTAACCGAAGCCGATGAACCAGCAGAACCCGTAGTTACGGTTCCAACCGCAATCGTAGCGGCGTTACCAGTGGCTCCTGTGGCTCCCGTTGCTCCTGTAGCGCCAACATCTCCGCGTGGAATTGTAAAGTTAAATATTGCGGCGCCCGAAGTACCAGAGTTTGTAATAGTTGCTGAACTGCCAGCGCTACCAGTAGTAACTGTACCAACCGCAATCGTAGCGGCCGCTCCAGTAGCACCCGTAGCGCCAGTAGCACCAGTGGCTCCAACATCTCCACGAGGAATTGTAAAGTCAAAAGTTGCTGAACCTGACGAGCCAGAGTTGACTACTGATGCAGATGAGCCAGCAGAACCCGTAGTTACGGTTCCAACTGCAATAGTCGCCGCTGGACCTTGCGCTCCAGTGTCACCGCGAGGAATTGTAAAATCAAAAGTAGCGGCGCTGGCAGTACCAACATTTGTAATTACTGCTGAAGTGCCAGCGGTTCCAGTAGTTACCGTTCCAACTGCAACCGTGGCATTAGTACCAGCGGGACCTATCGAACCAGCGGTACCAAAGTTAATCCATTGGGTACCGTCCCAAACGTAAGATGCTTTAGCCATTTTCTACCCGTTCTTCGGGGGTATTGCCTTTATCAAGCCATTTTAAATATTCTTGATAATCCGCGTTAGAATCATCAAATGGAATAAAAGCGTTATCCAATAAGCGCTCTATACAATTTGCTTCATTTTTTGTTATAGAGTCAATACATTTTCTATACATTACAACTCCGCAATAAAATCAGCATATTGTGACCCACCAGATGTATACAAGGAATTTGCTTGACCTGAAGTACCCACTCCACCCACAAAATCCAGTTGACCATGGGATATGGAATTGTATGCGGCAGTTAAAGCGGTTGAGGTTCCAGTTCCGCCACCATTCCAAAAATTAAAAGTCCCAGAAATAACGGTAGTTGGGATTGCCCTCATTCTTGTATATAAAGGCATTAATACTCTTGTTGCCGCACCTCCACTATTAACTCCAATTCCAGCGGGGTCAGGAAACCTTTGAAAGTATCTATGGCAAAGAGTTGTTTCTATTCCAATAAGGCGATGTTCAAATGGAGTAGCAGTTGAACCTTCCTCTAATTGTACGTTCTGTAATGTTTTAGTTCCCCCGCTTGCAGTGAACTCAACTTCTACGTTGGCAGTGCCGTCAAGAGTTACGGTAATTGGAGATGCGGCATACGAAGGCGGTGTTGCTCCAGTATTGTAAACGCGACCAGTAGCAGTTCCAGTCCAAGAAAGAGTGTAAGTACCTGCTGGAACATTTTCGCGTTCAATAACTTGTTTTATTCCGCCACCGCTGTTAATAGTTAACATCTGCCCTTGCGGTGCGCTAGTAAAAGTAAGAGTGGTATTAGTGAAGTTAGACTTCCAACGGTCAAAACCATAAGAACCAGAAGCAAGGTTAGATGCGCTGGTATATACACGTTGGTTTATTCTAAAATCACCGTTAATAATAATATTGCGAAAACCAGCAAGTTGTCCACCATTTAAAGAACTTACAATCGGGTCAGTTAAAGTTTTGTTGGTAAGGGTTTCAGTACCAGCAATAGTGGCAAAATCAGCATCGGACATTGCAGTATTGAACTGGGCTTTTGTACCAGTTAAAGTGTTGCTAGTTAAGTTAATTGTTTTGTTAGTAAACGTCATTGCGTATGTTGCAACATCGTAAATGTCTACATCGGACTCAATCCAGACATCCCCAATAGCAGGGGAAGTTGGAGCATTAGCCTGATAAGCCACATTGCCAGAACCACCGCCACCGCCAGCCAAACCGTATGGGGCTAACTGACCAATAGCAAAAATGTCAGTGTTATCTGTTACAAGCCAAACAGCCTGATTGACGTCAGGGGTAAAATTACCAAAAAGTTTAATGCCAGCAGTTACAACAGCATTTCCAGATTCATCGGTTGCTCCAGCAATTTGAACGTCAACTGTGTTGTTAACAGAACTGTAAGCAATTACTTTTCCTTGCCTAAAACGAACTGGGTTTCCGTCAGCAACAAGCGCTCTTTTAAGTAAATCAAAGTTTCCGCCAATAGCAGGACGGCGATTAGGTTCTGGGCTTGTTCTAGCCATAACTTAAATCTTAACTATGTAGTTGACATCAATGTATGGCGGAATGTTAGAAATTGAATCGCTTGTACCCTGACCGTGAGTGTGTGCACCTTCTCCACCAGTTGTATTAAATGCAGGATGGTCAATAGCGTGAGTGTGAGTATCAGTAGTTGTGGTATTGCCAGTTCCCGCAACTGCGCCATCTGTTCTGTGTGCTCCACCTGAGAAGTTACCAGCGCTTGCTCCACTTGTAGTATTACCAGTACCAGAACCAGTGTAATCAGCCGCTCCGCCTGTATTAGCGCCAGCACTACTTGTATTGTGAGCGTGACTACCAGTAGTCGTTGGATTGAAGTTATCACCGTGAGCGTGACCGCCCAACTGAAAGTTAGTTGATGTATTACCAGAAGCCGCTTTGCCTACTGCGTTAGTGTTAGCGGTTACAGAACCTTCAAATGTGTGGTCATGGTCTCCATCACTATTTGTATTGTGCGTGTGAGCATTTACTCCGTGATAGTGGTCAATTGTGGTGTGAGAGTGGTCTGTGCTGTAGTGTCCGTGGTCTTCGGTGGTGTGAAAGTGACCACCGCTAGTAATAGATAAAGACGGAACGTCAACTGTATGGTTGTGTCCACCAGCAGAACCCGTAGTTAAACCAGTATTTGTGTGTTGATGAGTAGCAGAACCACCAGCAGTTCCAGAAAGAGTTCCAGTAAGAGCAGAACCACGAGCAAAACGCTCACGCAAATCAGGTAAATTAAAAGTTGTTGAACCATTGCCAGCGCCGTAACGTGTTCCAAATAAATCAAAAAGACCGCTGTAAGTAGAGCGCGAAAC